TTTCAATATTGCCAATCAAAGAGTCGTTATCTGAGCCGTTAAGACCATCCACAACGTCTTGGTCAATACCCATAGCCACAAGATCGCCTGCGCGTTTCTCGCTTCTGTGACAGCAGATGTAAGCATCGTCAATGGATTTAGCAGAGCCATCAATGAAAAATTCCTCTGGTGGGATGCCTTCGATGACCATCTCACCTTCTTCATACTTATGAGAAATGACCATGCTGTGGACGTTACGCTCAACGTCTAAGCCAAACTCATCCATCTCCATCTCAATCTCTTGTCGATGCTCAACAACCTCTACGCCTTCTTTACTGACCAGCACCTGCACTTCTTCATCTGACAGGTTCTCGTAAGTGTAAGATTTGGCAATAGTCTCAGTATTCCACCAGACCTTAACCAGACCGACCTTCTTAACTAGGGAGTCATGGATAGCATTGCTAAGTACGTTGTAGCCACCAGCCTTGTTAAATACCCAATGGCAGTAAGCCGTTGCTTGTTCAGCATTAGCCACATCTTCTGGGCCTTTAGGCGTAAACTCCACAAACTTGTTGTTAGACATAAAGATTCGCATTAGGCTTGGTTTAGCACCACGCACCACATCACGCACCTTTGTAGATACAACTCGTGAGCGACCTTCTTCATGCTCTAGGTCTACGTTGCCATCAAAGTAACTCTGAGCGCGTTCACGCTGGCCTGCAATGTCACTGTCAACGTAGTCAATAGCACTTTGTATCGCGTCTTTAATTGCGCTTTGAATATCCTGTTCTGTCATTTGTGGCATTACATTGCACCTTCTTGCGTTGTACTTTCTGGCTCTACTTCACTAAGCAAGCCTCTCATGCCAAACTCAGCAGCCTTGCCACCTGTATAGCCGCCAGCACTCTGACTTCCAGTAGTAATCATATCAGTCAACTTTTTAATTCTAGCTTGTAGTTGAGCCATTTTACCACTATCTGATACTGCATTCTTAACAAATTGTGGGTCTTCACTTAAAAGAACCTGTGTTATCTGACTGCGCTGACTATCTGTTAGATTAGGAGCAAGTGCTTTAATGGCTTTCGTGGCTACGCTTACCGCAGCAGCAGGGTTTCCATATGACAAAGCTAATAATTCATCTGCGCCTACATTTAAATTTTGCTGCTTGCCTGCTGCTCTGGTTAATTCTGTACTTGCGCCTTCAATAATTTTTTCATAAGATAGCTGGGTCTTACCCTGTAATGCTAACTTAACAAGTGCAGACTTCTGCTTATCTTCTGGGAATATGTTAGCAAATACTCTACCCTCTCTCATTTCTGGATTAGCCAGTTTAGCTAAGAAACGCTTAGAGCCATTAGTTGCCATTTTTTGATTAACAGCAGACATTACGCCTTCACGGAATGCACTTATTACAGCTTCGTCACCTGATGCCATAATACTCTCTGTAAGCATTTCATAGCCTTCAACGTCACCAGCAAAGGCTTTTTTACCATCTTCAAAAGCGTCCCTAGCTGATGACATTCTTGACCATCCAGCGCGAGTGTCTTTTAACTCTGGGCTAAAATTATCAATGTTTGTTCTTAGGTTATCTTCCAATACTGATATTTCACCGCCTATAGTACCCCTACCTTCTTTATACGCGTTTTTAGCTGATTCAGTAGCTACTCGCCTAATCATTTCAACATCTTCTAGGGTAGGAGTCCTAACCATTTCAACAGCACCATCAGCACCAGTTCTAAATAGTGGAACTATATTTCTTATACCGTAAAGTTTATTCATTTCATCAAGGGCATTAGGAAGCCTGCTAACTACTTCTAACGCCTGCCTACTTAAATCAGGAGTAACTTCACCAGCTTCTAAAAATACTTTTTTATACCCAGCACTTTCTGCTTTCTTCCAATCAACTTCCTTCATTTTGGCAATCTTCATCACGTTCTTGTCTGTGCCACCAGTTAAACCAATCTGAACCTCGTCTTTAGCTACTGTCCTTGCTTCGTTAGCCCTACGCTCCACGCCAGTTCTTATAATAGACTCTGACTCACCACCTTGAGACATATAAGACCTTACTGTGCTGTGCAGGCTTTGATTGTCTGACATTGTTTCGCCATTAGCTATTCTTTCAAAAAGTTCTTCACGCGAAATTCCTGTTTGATCTGCTAGGCGGTTTAGTTCATTTTCAACAACCGTACCCATGCGGCCTTTACCACGTTGGCGCACAAACTCTAAAAATCTATCTACACCACCGCCCATAAACTTACCAGCGTATAAACCTCCTACGCCACCAGCCGTACCAAGAGCAACACCTAATGGGGCATCTTTTAGACTTGCAGCACCTTCACGCTCACTTAAACCAACAGCAGCAACACCGCCCTCTAATGCGCCAAGCTGCAAAGCCTTTACTACTGGCCTAGCGGCATTAACAACTGATAATGGTGAAGAGACTCCCATTGTGGCAACAGTAGGTATCATTGCGCCTACGCCCTCATAAGCCATAGCTTGATACGGGCTACGTTCTCTGTGCGCGTTTATCTTCTTACGCAAGTCATCACGAATTTCTATGTAGCTTTCACTTTGGAATGGAGCGCGAGCCAAAGCCTCAATTTCATCTGCAAATCCAAATGACGCGCCTTGTGCTATTAATCTTGCCACCTCATCTTCTGGCTGAAATGAATCTAAATCAGCTAATAGGCTTTGGTAATCTTCATCTGACATTGACATAAATTTTCCTTCCTATAACCTAATACCAAATTTTTGAAAGAAAGCGTCTTTTTGAGCCTGAGTCATTGCATTGATCTGAGCTTGAGACAATCCAGCCTTTCCACCGCCACCTGTAGAACCACCACCTGTATTGGACACACCACCAGTAAAGTTTACAATAGGATTTGCCCTTGGCTTTTCTGCGTTATATTTTTGTATATAACTGGAGTAAGTTATATCACCTTTAGTCAGAATTTTTGCTTGACTCATTAACCAATCACGCATCTTTGTTTGCGCTGCTATTTTGTCTGCAATATGTTTCTTTAATTCTGCACCCTGCAAGTTTAAATCCAATCCAGTGCTTAACGCTAACTGTAGTTCCTTCTCGCTTAACGCGCCAAAAGTGGCACTATTAATAATGTCTATACCAAGCGAGTTAGCTGTTGTTCTTAAAGATGTTGTTGCTGCACTAAAGGATGGGAAAAATCCTGCCATAATGCCAGAATCGGCTCCATCATTAACCGCTTCTCTGGCTGATTCTAGTTTAGCTAAAGATTCATCCATATCGCTGGCACGACCAAATGCCAAGAATCCCTTTTCTTTAGCCATAGCTATGTCAGCAGTTCTATTTGTAGCTAGCCCTTCCATTTCTAGTTTTTGCTCATATGTAAGCTGAGTCGCACCAGCTACAGGAACTTTAACAGATGTTCCGTCATTCGGGTTTGACATTACTGTATATTGCTCACCTGTAGTTGGATCAGTTTGTACGCCACTAAACTTCAACATATCAGAACCGCCATATTTACTTTTCATAAACTGGCTTGTAATAACTTTAAGTAACTCAGGGTTAGTTTTAGCAACATTCAATACTTCATCTGGCACACCAGCAGCTTTTAACTGCATTAAAGTAGCGTTAGCTTGATTGGTAGAAATTTCTAATGCGTCAGCCTTCTCACGCCTGCCCTGTAAAGTAGCCTGCTGACCTGCAATACCAGCCATGATGCTGTTGGTGTTAGGATTGCCACTCATGCCTGCAAAGCTACCAGCCAAGCTTAACGCTAATGCGCTTTTGTCATCTGCTGACATACCTTGTGGTGCTTGTGGTTGCTGTAAGCTACTAAATGATGGAATCGCTGAGTTATTTCTCATTGTGGCTGGAGTTGCTTGCACACCTCCAAGATTGTTAGGAACAAAGTTTAAAGCATTCTCCCTTTCTTTCAAGGCTAACTCACCATCGTAAGCTGCTGTAGGGGATGCGTTTTTTGCATTAGCGATAATTTGATCTAATAATCCCATATTAAGCTCCAAAGCCAAGTGCTTTACCTATCGCTAACGGATTAGTAGCGTATGCCTGTGCGCCTGCTGTTAGGTAATCAAACAAACCTGCTTCATAAGTTTCTGATTTTTGACCAGAAGCTGGTGCGCCACCAACGGCCTGTAACAAATACTGCAATGATTGTGCTGGTGCGCCTGTATAGCCTGCGTACTGTTGCTTACCTGCATTAATCAACTGCTGCTGTAATGCTTGTTGCATTGCGCCCTGCTGATCCATGCGGCCCTGTATAGTCTGTCCCATACCAAAACCTAGATTAGACAAGCTGCCTAACTGCTGACCTGCTGCCATGCGCTGCTGTTCGCCTGATAATCCTGCTGATTGGTTCTGCATCTGGGCCTGACGTTCCATACTTTGTGCGTTCTGGTAGCCTGTCTGACGCAATCCTGACGCGGTACGCGCTGCTTGATCTGCAAAGGCCCGATTAGTCTCTGCCTCTGCAATACCCTGCCGTGAGCCACCAAATGCGTTAGCTGCGCTTGCTTGTGCGCCACCTACGTTCTGGGCCATTAATCGGCTACGTTCAAGATCATCAAGTGATTGCTGAACAACCTGACTTTCATATGGATTGGTATACTGTTGTAATCCAGCCTGACTAGGTGCAGTAATTGCCATTGGCCTATAGTTCATGCCTTGTGCCGCACCCATACCTGCTTGCTGGATGCCGCCTGCTGCTGCTTGATTGACGTTAAAACCGCCTGTTGGTGCGCCTGCCATAATATTATTCCTTATAACTTAAATTAATGGCTTACCTGCCACCGCCACCAGAAATGCCGCCATAACCATCTCTTGCTGCTTTACCGCCACCACTATATGTGCTGCCGCCTCTGTCGCTAGGGCCGCTATTAACTGTGGTTTTAAAAACTGGTGCTGGTGCTGCTACAACTGGAGCAACATAAGGGGCTGGTGGGTTTGCTGCTACAACTGGTTGTGTATTTAATAAACCGCCTTGAATTAGTGGTGTAAAATCTTCACCAAGCATAATTTTATAAATTAGATCATCTGCCCTTTTCTGTACGGCTAAATCTTCTTCTTTCCTAGCTTGAGCAAGTTGCTGCTGTTGAGCCTCTTGAACTGCTATTCTTGATTGGGCATATTGGTCATTAACAGGGCCACCTACAGGATAGAAACTTGACTCATTTCCAGACATGGTTGGGTAGTAATTTGGGTCACTAGGGTCTATATCCCTTTGCATAATGGGATTGCCAGTAGCAGACTCGTATAATTTTCCTATAAGTCCATCATTCACAAATGACCTACCAAAACCTCGCAAACCATCCATAAATGTATCACCCTCTGGAGGTAAGCCGTGAGCAAGTACATAAGCCTCGTATTCATCACCCGTCATAAGATTGGTTTGCATACCAGTTTTTTCACCACCAGCATAATATCCAGTTCCACCATCAATAGCGGGTTGATAATCTGGCTGCTTGTTTGGATTATAAGTTCTAGCTAAATGAGCCATATTAGCGTCATTACCGTATGGGCTATTGCCGTTACCACCAGATGACATTTGACTAGTCTGCATAGGTGTTGCGCCATATCCACCTCTTGGTGCTGCGCCCGTGAATGGGTCAATAAACATACTATTCATGGCACGATACTGCGCTGGTGCGTTAGCAAATAGCTTGTCTAGTGACTGCTCGTACAAGGGTGCGCTTGAGTAGCCCTGTATACCGCCTGCAAAGGTTTCTGCTTGTGGCATACCAGCCATTGCGTTAAAGCCCTGTGGGGCCAATCCAAACGCGCTAGCAGCGTTTCCAGTAGATTGCATACTCTGCTGTTGCATTGGTGAGAAAGCGGCTACATCAGGCCCGTAGTAAGGCACATAGCCAATCTGGGATACGTCACGCGCTTTGTTGATGTTTTCAATAGCAGCACTTTCTAACCATGCTGGAATCTCTGTGCTACCCGATGTAGTGCCGCCCTTTGACATTTTAAAACCTCTTTTCTAATAAAGTTAGCTGCTGGGGTTTCCAGCCATTATCCTGTAACGCCCTAACCCAACCTTTGCGACCTGTCAAAGTCATGCCTTCACAGCCTTGATCTTTGGCCCATTGTACCACTGATTCGTGCATCCCCATAATTTCATCTAAATCACCACCAGCTAGAAACACATGAAGCACCTTCTTGCGTGGGTATACCGTAATCTCTGTGACCCAGCATGACTTCTCAGCAGGCCATAATTGCATCTTGCCTTCTACCACAGCAGTCACAATATCTTCATATATGTGTGTGCCACCACTGTACTCTAAAGCTGATTCTATCCATTCCCTGCAACGCTGTAACTCTGTCAACCTACTATCCAAGCCGTTGCATTACGGAATACGGGTATAACCACCGCACCGCCACCAGATACCGCAGCACCAAAACTAGGTGATGCCGCATCAGTCACATAAGCCCGTTGCCCTACTACACCTGTGGGCAATGCCGACACTGTATAACCTCTAGCAATCTGTACAGGCACATAAACACCATCGACTGAAACAACAGGGTATTCGCCTGTCTGGTTCCAAAGCAATACACCATCTTCGGCTGCTGACTCGCCTGCCCCACGATGCCGTAAAGCACTACGCGTTGTGGCTAGCCATATTGATGTTCTTTGCGCCCACTGAAGCCAGTTAAGATTAATCAGCTTTGGTGGCTGGTCTAATATGCTCAACGTCTACCACCCTGTTTGACTTCCAATCTATTAATGCCAACGCGCCAATCATCAGCATTAACGCCTTCAACGCGTATCCTGACTTGTCTGCCAGTAAAACGTAGACTAACGGGGTTTGCCATATTAAATGGGCCGTATGTTCTTTCCACATCGTTGGGATAGAATCGAGTTTTGAACGTAGCGTCAACGTCACCTTGGGTCTTTTCATCAGGTATCATCTGGGTGACTGACATTACATTATCGCCATTACCAATGGATATTGGGCCTGATTCTGCAAACGGCTCACCACCATCGTAATTAAATCCAATCTCATGCTCGTACAATTTCTTGTCCGTAGCAGAAGCAATAATAGGTTGGCGATATACGCCTGCGTCCACACCAGCAGTTCTAGCTAAAACGCCTATTGCCCATGTGTTGTCGTTGTAGTTAAACACGACATAGCGGTTATTCTCGTTAGAACTGCCCGATGGGTAGAACCACCAAATCTCACCAAAGTTTGCGTTAGATACGGCTGCAACCTTACTGATCTGGCTGTGGTTAATGTCTGAGAATACATAGTCTGCAACCTCGCAATTAACCTCTGACACAGCACCACCACTGTAAGTGTAGAATGAACGACTGCCCATCCACACTGCGCCCTTGTCTACGACAGCGACAGCCTGACTAGATACAATGCCACATGATGTGCCAATCCGCTCAATGCCAAAGACGTAAGGTGGGCCACTGTAGGTAGCCACATGAGCGTCTGTGTCGGTTAGGATTAATGCTTGGTTTTGTACCCTTACACCACACTGAATGCGGCCCGTTGTTTGTAGTTCTAGGCTACCAGCTTCATTTGTTGCTGCGGGTGTCCATACTGTATTATTTTCCCTATCAGACCATTGAACTAAGCGTGGATTACCACCAGCACCAAGGCACATTAAGAAACGCTCCTCTGTGACTAGAATAGCCCGATTACTGACAGGCGCATTAGCTACTACTGCTGCTTTTGCTGAAGGGTTTAATTGCCACTCATATACCTTGCCGTCTGTACTTGAGCAAGCCACTAGAAATTGCCCAAATGAATCCATCGACCATGTTGTAGCTGGTGTAATCGTTACCGCTTCTTGTCTTGCTGTTCCGTAATATTCACGCCCATAAAATGCTGTACCAAACCCTATGGGATTAAGCGCGTTTTCATTACCAGCCGTTAAACCAACTGGTGTTATGTCATATTGAACGCCAGCACCGCTATACGCATATAATTTATTATAGCTACCAGCAGCAATCCATCGGTCTGAGTTATTAGCAATCCACGATTTCATGCCACGAACTTGACCAGCACTTGGCGTATTACTGCGTGTACGCCAGCCGCCAATAGGCCGCAATGTATTATCAAACCATCGTACTAGGTTAGAATCACGCCAGCGACCTTGAGACTGTAAATCAGTGCCGTTGCGATAAACACCTGCTGGTAAGTCTAACGGAATTAATGCCATTGATGCCTCACATTTTGTTCATTATATAAGATGAAACACCGCCTAAAATCGCTGCTAATACAATCACACCAGCCGCCATTCCTTTACCTTTAGCTAGTTGTATCTCTTGAGCAGCAAGTCGGTCATTTAGTTTAGCCATTGTTCGTGTTAACGATTCAACGTCTTTATTTAGTTGCTGAACTGCACTAACTAACTGGCCTGCTTCAAAGTCTGGCATCCCTGACATCTTAATAAGTCCTTATGTAGTAAAATACGCCAAATGCAGCAGCGACTATGATTATAACAATACCTAGAGCAATTAACCCGTCATTTATATTTGAGTTGATCTTAGCCTGTCGAACCTTGCGGTTTTTAGATTCTGCTTTTTGCTTTCTATGAAACTCATCCCTAAACTGCTGGTACTTGTAATACCCAAGAAGCCCCTGCTTGTTGAGCATAAACTCAAGTTCTTTTTCCTGTCTTTCTAAAGCTTGTTTGGCTTGGTAAGCAGCTAGTACATCACCAGTTCCTAATTTAGCTTTCTGCTCTATAGCTTGGCTTGCACCAAAGTATTTTGTTAATGCCGAACCAGCGTCTGCAATCTCTTTGCCGTTGCTAAGTGTTTGTTTTATAACGGAAAAGGCAGCGTTAGCAATCGCTAATTCAGCTAACATCGTGCCACCCAGTGCAATGTAGATATTGCGTTTCGATTCTCATATGCTGCAACACCTGTTAGATTGACTACGCTATAACGCTCTGTAACCTCCCTGATGGCTACCTGCGGCTCTATTATCATTCCCTGACCTAATGGGGATAGGGTAGATGATAGATGAACAGGATACAGTTCTACAGGGCTGCTCCACATTAGTACGCCTTAGATTTCTTCTTTGGCTTTGCTGGTGGACGACCTTTCTTGGTTCCGTAAGTACCTTTACCTTTAGGCATAACATAATCCTCTATTTAATTTTCTTCCTGACTGCGGCTGACAGGTCTTTCTTGTGAAACAAATCCTTGCTCGACTTGGTATGTTTAGCACCCGTCATTGGCATACCATTTGTCTTGTGCATTGAGCCTGTATGCTCCTTGCCATTCTTTAGATAATGCTTCACGCCTTTCATTTTTTCTTACCCTTTTTAGCTACGGGCTTTGCTGTCTTAGCGGCTTGTTTAAAAGCATTAGCAGTGGGCCTGCCTTTAGCCCCTGCTTTCTTCATGGTTTCGCCAGAGCCAGCTTTAATGCGTTTCTTTTTGGCTGCAATGTTTCTGTACAGGCTCATGCTAATTCTCCTACCATTTCGTTTTTGCTGACCAATAAGCTGCGCTAGTTTTGCCCTTTGCTATATTCGCCCCATGCCTAGCCTTGAATGACTTACGCTTGGCCTTCATAGCTTGTGACTCGCCAGCTTTGGGCTTGCCTGCTGTAGACGCACCCTTTTCGCCAAAGCGGATCATGCGGTCTTTCCCATCGTCTTTGATCAGCACTACATGGCTCTTTGTGCCTTTAGCACTAGCTTTAGGCTTGTTATAGCCTGCAAACTTTTCGCCACGATAGGTTATAGCCATAATTTACTCTGGATTAGAGGCTGCTACATGAGCAGCGTAAGCGGCTACAACAGCATCGGTGTGTACTAGTCCACAAATAGCCTGTAGTTCTGCACTCTCTGCTGAGTAGTCTTGTCCTGCGGTTACAACGTGTCTGCTAAAGCTGCTAGATAACTCCACACCATCTTCCATTACGGCTGTCTTTGTGCGAACTTGAACGTGCTTAAACTCGCCTACGATTTCAATTTTGTCTTGTGTTACTTCTTTTGTTAGTGCCATGCTGTTTATTCCTGTTTGATTTAAGGTCTGTTGCTAGAGTCCATTAGCAGTATTTAAACTTTATAGGTTAAAGTAAAATTAAACTGGGTAGTGGCTAATATGTAGCCTGCACTACTGCCCCAATCGCCCGATGTTTGTACTGCTAAAAGGGTATTTGTACCATTAGGGACTACTCTCAAGAATATATTTGCGCTGCCAAGACTGCCTGCAAACGCTGCCAGAATAGCTACTCCACCTGCTGCATAGGAGCCAGATGTAAATGGTAAGGATATTCTTGCTGTGCCAGAAGGAGAGCTTATAGCAGTCACATCACAAGTCCCTGTTGCATACACCATATCGCCTACTTTTGTATACACCCCCGTAGTACCGCCCCCTAACGTCACCGAACCTGATTGTGTGACTAACGTAGGCGTCCAAGTACCCTCTTCATAATCATCTAGCGTATTAGATGCACCTACCCCGCCTACTGCCAAGCCAGACGTAGTGAATATTGTTCCATTGTGGTTGACTCCAAATGTCTGTGTGCCATCACTAGCCAACCCCTGATAATTCATGTAGCCGCCATTTCCGTTTGTGGACTTGGCTACAATGTTAGTGGCTGCTGCTGATTCTGAGGTTAATTTAGAGCTTGGCGAGGCAGTGCCAATGCCAACATTGCCTGCTGAATTAGCAACCAGTTTATTTGGGCCTACATCAATGGTAGTTCCTGTGATTGTAGTAGCCATTTCTTACCCCTTCGGAATTGATGTTTTGATTGCGGCTATAGCATCTTGCCAAGTTGTTGTGCTATTGACTAAATCATCGTAGCGCATTTCATCTTGGTTTAACTTGTCGTATTCAGCCTTGCGTGAACGTGCGTAGGATTGAGCATCGTACTGGCTTTGCAATTCAATAATCTTGGCCTGTATTGCGCTGTCAGTAGGCTGGTCTTGTTCTGTGTCCAGCCATTCGATAACCTCGCCACGAATCACCCACTGAGCCAAGGGTGTTAATGCTTGTAGTGCTGCGACTTTATCGGTCATGTGATGTTATCCTATTGTTTGATTTCGGTTAAAGTTATGTTGTAAGCACCATTGTCATAATAGCCATGTACGCTAGTTCCATGTTGAGCTTTAAAAGACATGCCATAAGTAATTGCTGATGT